CAAGAGGTTGTCTCCCAGAGCATTATGCTTTTGCCTTCTTGGATTTCAAGTATTTAACTACCCTCCACTGTGAAATCCCGAAACTGCGCGTGTTTCTTTGGAGGCTCTTCGTGTAGCCTAAGAAGTCTGGTATTAGCTCTGTTGCTTTCTCGGCTTCCTTAGCGATGTTGTCGAGAAAACCTGGTATATCGAGACCTAATCGATATTTATCACCTTTCATACAAAAGTCAACGAAACTCTCGAATTTTGGATGGTGATTACAATTCTCTATAATTGATAGTTGTCGGAGAGCCACCATCTTTGCGCTCCATTTCTCAGAGTCATAGAATCTCTCCTGTTCACACAACCTACCCAAAGCACGATATGTTGAGTAAACGCCCACGCATACATTATGTTCACGATAATCGCGGTGATGCCAACGCCGCAAGTATACGCAGTCTTGTGTGCTCGCATACTGTTTATCAAGATTCATTTCTTGACCATGCTTAGTATACGAATGCATTACATCCTCCACAGTACAGCCTGGATAAGAGAGAATCCCATCATCTCCTAAACACTGTGAATTAGGGTTTAGTTGCGAATTGTGTTCTATAGCAGCTTCATGCTGCAAACATCTATGAGTAACCGTCTCATCCGCATTGGTACCACCTGAACCTGATGCCATACCATGGTACCCAAACCTTACCTTTCCATAATCATAAGCTAGAGGAATCATGTACTTGATAGGAAATACATCTTTCAGCCACTCGGCATCAAAGCCAAGCTGCATATAAACAGCTTTAGCTGCACTTTGCATGTCATGGTTAAAGTGCTGATCGAACTTAGAGAAGTCAGTACAGATAACTAAGTCGTTCGCTCCCTTAGTATCAAATAAATTGGTGATGGCTTTATCGACCGCATCCATGCCAACCCAAGCAGGGACGAGATTTCGGCTTTGACAAGCCTCGATTAAAGGCTGGTAAAAGGACAATTCTTTAACGTTAAGAGCAAAGGGAAACATCCAAATAACTCTCTGCTTAACATCATCCTTTTCTGGTCCACCTTCCTGACCACGCCATCCTAAAATAGCGCAGGTATCCCAATCATTAGCAAACCACTTCTGATTTACATAATAATCGTCATACATACGTACTGTACAAGGCACCTTGAATAAACCTTCTTTCAGAAGCTCCGCTTTATTTCTAAAATAAGGGCTACCACTATTAGTAGACTTCTTCATGGTGTCAACGGTCAAACGCTGATTACGGAGTTTCAACCCGCGAATTGAATTCCACTCTATAGAAG